CCGACGGTAGCCACAGTGCCCATACCGGCTTCCCATCGACGATCCAGCGACTGGCCGATGGCTACGTCTGGATCACGCTCGCCCATTGGGACGGCGACGGCCCGACCGTGCTGTATCGCCTGATTGGCGACGGGGAAACGCTGGAGCCTGTGCGATGACACTACGCGAACTGATGACAGCGATTGCCCTGCACGAGCAACACCATTGGACCGTGACCGTTAACGGCTTTGCCGAAGGCTGGCGAGGAGTGCCATACAGCCTCACAAAATATCCCAGCGGCCCACACTATCAGATCGGTGTTGCATTTCCATCCGATGGCACGGTGCGGACATTGGATCTCACCGCCGACCCCTCCCCCACCGCCGACCCCCTGGACGCGGAACTGCGCGATTCCCACTGAACACCCGATAACCTTTTTGCTGGGTCCGACAAAATGGAAATTCTTCCGATTGTCTCTGTCCCTCTCCGCCCCTGATGCCCACCTGAAAGGCTACCCCCGATGACCCGCAGGATTTTCAACCTCTTCGGTCCCTTGGAATTCCTCGATCCCGGCGCACTGCGCTTCATCTCGCCGCAATTCGCGATTGAACTTCCCAACGCTGTATCTCTCGGGTGCGCCCTTGGGTATGCCGAAAGAACTCTCCTAGATGTCGTATTCTGGCAGGAACGCTGCCCCGACAGGGGGGAGTTTCGGTGGTGTATCGGCACCTGCTCAAACCCTATTGGATGCAACACACCATCGCACCTCGTCGATGGCACGGTCACCATGATTTACACCGTTCGTCGTTCCAACAACCCATCAGCGAGCGTTTATATGCTAACTGATGTCCGCCTTCAGAAGGCACAACCCGTTTCCGCTTCCCCGTTCGCCTAAAGGCTACCACCGATGATTCGCTACTCAATCGCCGCTGGCATCGCCCTGGGCCTCGCCGTCGCCGCCTGTGTGTCCCGAGTCCCGCCCGTCAATCGGCCAGCGTCTACGGGGCGTGTGGTGCGTTTGGCGACGGTTCCCCAGGGTGCCGCTTTGCCGACAGTCTCGACGACGTACTTTACCGAGTTCCACGGCCGGAAGTACTCAGTCTCGTGGGCTGCCCTCGATATCCCCTGCTGGATGGTCGGTGGGGAGGTGTTGTCGATCAACGGCAACGTCAGCCGGCGCTACGTCTCCGAGTGACTTCACCTTGAACGCCGCCGTGAATCTCGGGATGATTGGGTGTCATTCCCATTCACCCCGAGGTTCTCATGGCTAGAGTCACCGGAAACATCACGTTCGACACGTCAGACATCAGCAATGACGCCATTTCGGCAACCACATTGCTGGACAACGACAAGCTGCAGCACCTCTACAAGATATTCACCAACTTCGATCTGGCCGTCACCGGAACGCCGGTTGCCCGCCACGAGATCGTTTATACGGCAGACAAAGCCGGGACGATCCGTAACTTCAACGCTCTGTGCTACGACACGGGCACCTCGGCCAGCGTCACGTTCGACCTCAAGAAAAATGGGGTCTCGGTCCTATCCTCGGTTATCACAATCACCAACGCCACGTCGGACCGTGCTGTCGTCGCTGGAACTATTACCACAAGCACCATTGCCATTGGCGACGTGATCTCCATCGAATTGGCTGTAAGCTCGTCTACGGGCATGCAGGGGCCTTTTGCGTGGGCCGTGATCGAGGAGAATGGAGCCCCCACCTAATCCACGGGCCACAGGCCACGCGGGCATTGCTGGCTCGGCATGCGGGCCTTGATTGCAATGACGCACCCACACTCGCCACATGTGTTGCCGGTCCGGAATTGGCACGGCTCGCATGTGGCGAATCGTTTTCGCAGAGAGTCCTCTGGCAAGTGCGGACAGCCCTCGGCGATATGCTGGGCGATGGCACGCAGGAATGAGACGACTTTCATATATATGGATTGCGCCTGGTTAGCTTTGCTGTGCGCAGAGACGCCGCATATATGTGTGTCCCATCAAATGTCATTCCCAATGGTCCAAACCCATTTTCCCAACACACGTTAAATCCACCGGCGTACCCTGATGGGCTCGCATAGACCCACTCGTAATCAAGCTGCGCGCTACCCTTGTATTTACGCACCATGTCGCTAGTGCTATACCAAATCGCACTATCGGCATTCGAACACGCCGAGTTGGCAGAGAACCCGGGCACTACTGTCCATGCTACTTCTTGGCTTGGAGTGGTTGTGTATCGCCTTGCAAACCACGACCCGCTGGTGCTTGTATCCAACCGCCACATTTTACTTGAGTTCGCACGCAGCAGTGGATGGTATGTGCCATAAAAATCGGTGGCACCGTATGGCCCAGTCACAAAAGACACCGTGCCCGCACCAGATATTCGTCGCAAAATGCTAAACTGATAACTTCCTCCTAGTGCCCAAATGGCATTGTCGTTTGCATACTCCATTTTGCTGACTCGTGCCACAAATGCCCCAAGGGAGATTTTCCACTCAAAGTTCCCCGAGGCATTCCATTTGGCCACATATACAATTTCTGTTGTGCCGGTACTCTGATACGAGGCCGCATACATGTTGTTGTTGCTGTCCAGGCATACTGCGGTAAGAAAATCAGAGCTGCCTACAGACACACTTGTCACCAAGTTTCCCGAGTCGTCAAACACGTCGACTGCCTTATTAGCGACATGCCCGAGTGCCAACCGGACCCCATTGCTGTGGTGCATCCCATATGGAGTGTTCCACTTGTCAATACGAAGTAGGTCAAGGTCCGTGCTATATATGTGCCTTAGCCACACCGATGGCTGCCAGTTGAGTGGCTGTCGGTGATCAGTCGACACCACGGTAATCGTGTCCGCGCCAGCCACAACGTCGCGAGGATATGGATAGTCGGCCACATCGTTGCCGGTGTCGCGAAACCTCTCTACATCCGCTTCGGCCAGTACATTGCAGGGGTACGAATCGGCAAACTTTCGCACCCAATAGTTGTTGACACTCGGCCTGCAGCAGCATCCAAAGAACATCGCGTCACCTCATGTTCCGCAGGTGGTCTGCCAAATTTCCCATCCATGTGGGAACCAGACACACGCGACCTCTGCTCCAGCATTGACCGCACCGTACCGACTGAAGGCTTCAATGTTTTGGCCGCTATCAACAAGGGTGTAGCTCCGAGGCACCTGCGCGGTGCCACGATACACCGACACCGTGCCGCTGGTCTTTGCAGCAATGGCAGCATCGGCCACCCCAATCGCCACCCGAAGCGGATTCCGCCCAATCCGCTCCATTCCACTGAAGTCTTGTGGGCTGGCGTTCAGGAAGAAGTCGCGAACGACCGCCTGCACCTGCGCCAGAGCTTCTGGGCCAAGAACATAACTGCTCATCTCAAGCCTCGAAGATCTTGATCAGCAGCTTGGGTGTGCCAGCCGAAGCCTTGTGTCGAAATGTCGCGGTTGACTTGCAGTAGACCATCTGAGGTAGCCCACCGGGCTTCAGCGTGCCACACGCCACCATTGCACCTCCGGAAGCCGGTCCCCAGTCAATCGAGTTCGTGCTGTCGAGATTCTGCAGGACCATCAGGCCGGGGGTGGTCAACCCGAGCGATGGAAAGGCGGCCTCGGTCGTGCTTGTCGCCACCACGCCGGAATACAGCCCAGAAGACGCCTGGTCGGCCCGCATCCCGCCGACGGCGAACTGGTCAGCCAGGTAGCCGGTAGATGCAGACGCGGGGTTCTTGAGCGTCACATTGAGCGTGACAGTGATCTCGTTGGCCATGAATGCTCCTACACAAAGCGAATGTCGGTGAACTCGACCTCTCGGTAATCATACCAATAGCGGTACACCTCGTCGCCGTCTTTCACCGGTGTCGGAAGGGCCTTCCCCTTGCCGTCGAGATGGATTGGCTCGGCGGGTTCCACGCCATCTGGACCGTAGTATGTCTGAAGCACATCAGGACCAGCCCCCAATGGGCCGAGCACCTGCCGACCACGGTCTAGGGTATTTGCGATCCAATAGCCAAGCCGCTTGTTGGCCTGAACTGTGGATGTGGCCCCAACGTCTTTCACGTCGGACGCATTCGGCAGCAAAATCGACGGACCAATCTCGATCTGGACCATGATGTCCCGGCCACGCACGCCACGCTCGTATCGCTCCTCGCCAACCTGCACGTCGGCCACCCGGGCACAGTGCTGCTCCACCTGCTCCCCGTCCACGGTGAATGCCGTCTTGTTAATGCAGTTGTGCAGAGACAGCAGGCCCGCAGGCTTCTGTCGGACGAAGTATCGGATGGTGCAGATGCGAACCGACTCGTAGTGCGCCTTGCCGGGCCGAAAGAGATCCCCGGCCGAGTTGCATTTCTTTTTGCCGCGACGGTCATTCTCCAGTGTGACCTGAATCGCATTCGTCGACCACGAAATCCTCGGGGCCTGCACTTCGGGATCTTGGTTGAACTGCGGCTGTGCCTGATTCGACGAGACTTGCGTCGAATAGGAGCATGTCACTGTCCAATGGTGAGGTGCCCCGCGATTGTTGTCCTGCCTTGCACTTCGCGAGAGATGCACCGCCGACGAACCAGTGGCGTATGGCTCCAGTGCTTGGGGAAGTCGCGGGTCTGCCAGCACCTCTGTCGCGTTGAACTGGGCATCGTCGTAATAGATCTCGAAGACCCGCTCATACGATTCCGTGCCCGGCATCGCGAATGACCCAGATCCGCCAGAGATCTCCGTAATGGTGCTTCCCATGACCTAGTTGTTCAGTGCGTTGTTGAAGAGGAGGTTGTTTGCTTTCCGCACCATCTCGGCTTCGTCCTCGGCCTTCATTGAGGGCAGGGTGTTGAGCCGGATGTCGTTCAGGTTGTTGTTGGCGTTTCGCAGCAACTCCCTCATGTCCTGCAGAGCCTGGCTGTCCGGGCTAGGCCCTTGCCTGGCCTTTCCTAGTGCGTCGAATGCTTCCGAGCTGCCAAACGCAGCACCGCCGATGCCCTCTGTGGGATCGTATGACTGCACTCGCTGCGACAAACGTCCGACGTCTTGCTCAATGCTTTTCACATACATTTCGTAATCCCTGACTGCAGTCTGTCGAGCGCGTTCCACGTCCTCGTTGTACTGCAATCCTCTCTTGTCTAATTCGGCAGCCTTTTTTTGTGCCTCCTTGTCTAGTCGCTCATTTTTCTTATCAGCCTCCTTCTTGTCGGATACCGCTTGTTGCTCCTTGAGTTTCTGCTCTGATACGGTTTCCTCAACACGCAGAAGGTGCCCCTCGTGGACCAATTGCTGATATTGCTTTTCAAGTCGCTCTGCTGTCTGGTAAAGCTCTAAGCGGGCCTTGTAGGCAGCCCTTTCCCCGCCGAGTGCCTCCACCTCACCGCGCATCCGTGTTAGACCAGGCAGGTTCTCGTCGGGAATGCTTTGCAGTTGCTTTACCTGCCTCAGAACATCATCGATGTTGAAAGCGCGTGCGCGTGCTTCCGTGAATCCCTTTAGCGCTTCTGCCGCTTCCGCTTCGTTTTGTCGTAATGACTTGCGGGTATTGGCAAGTTGAGTCTCTGCCTGATTGACCGAATCGATGTCATCAAGCTGTTGCTTGAAGCCAGCGGCCCGTCCGGCTTCTTCAACATCCCTTTCTGGCTTGAATGCCTGCAGCTTTAGTTTTGCAGTGGCCGCCGCAGCATCATCGAGTTTCTTGGCGTAGGCTGTCCACAAATCCGCCCCGATCATTAGGGCGGTAGAAATGCCAACAATGGCGAACTCGGCGCTATACACTGCCTCCTTGATGCCGCCCATGCTGGTTTTCATTTCCTGCAGGACGATACCAAGTCCCTGCAAGTTGTTCGCCGATGCCCGGATAGCGCCAGCAAACCCACTTGTGCCGAAAACCGTGGCCGCATCCTGCACACCATAGGCTAGGTTCAGCATGCCATAGCGCACGCGATTGGCCGATGCCTCGACGTGGTGCAGCTCCTCGACTCGCCGTCGCTGGAATTCACGCACATGGGCGTCCATCTGCTCCATCTGTGGCGCAGTGCGTGCCATTCGCGTTTGCTCGACGGCGGGCATGTCCTGCCATGCTGACACGTCCCAGCCCTTCGACTCCGCCGCCGCCTTGATCGCACGCTCTCTCTTGACGGCAAGGTCATGCAGGCGATCGATGTGTCGCTGAAGCTGCTTTTCCTTCGCATCTTGTGTTTTCTTTTCTTGTGCCAGTTCGCGCTCTGCGTCGACTTGCAGTCGATCTACAAGCTGCCTCTGGGATGCCGCCTGGCGCTCTGACTGCTGGATCTGCCGAAATCGCAACCTTGACGCAATACTGTCGGATTTGGCTTGACGCTCCTCCGCCAATACAATTTGTTGCTCGGGAGTCAGTGGCCCAATGAAGTCTTCGATTTTGACAATTGGTTTCTTTGGCACACGCGGCGCAGCCATCTTGCGCTCGAATGTCTCTAGCATCTGGGCGAAGTTATTCAGCGCACGCTCGGCTGGCGACACATCGGCCGCCACGCCGACCGTCATCGTTCCTAGGCTTTCACCCATGAGTCAGTCCGTTCATATGTGCCCATTGGTCTAGCTTGGCAGCAACATCCTGCGCGGTCGTTGCTGCCGTCGCGTCCTTCGTGCATCCAATGCCGTATTGAGTTGGCATGAACGCTCCTGGCTCAATGCGGCTGCTGCCACGATAGAGCATCGCCGCAATGAGATCGGCTTGCGCCCAGTCATCGCCCCACGGACAGACTCGATAGTAAGCCTTCCATTCTGCGAACTCCTGTGCGTCAAGCCGTTCCTGTGCCTCGCGCACCGTACAGCCGAATGTTTTGGCCAGATGGAACCAGAACAGTCTGTCCGGGCGCGATCTCAGTTTTTTTCCGTCTGTTCCGCCTCATCTCCGCCGATTTTGTTCAGGCGAAACGCCTCGTCGAAGATCCGCGTGAGGAGGAGGTGATTCCAGTCCGCAATTGCCGGGATGTCATCGCGACCGGCCAACGGCTCGCCAGACTCATTGACAATCGACATTGCCACAAGGGTCGCACGACTGCGGGTCCAGTTGTTTGTCTCCCTCGCCTCCTTAAAGGTGCCGATGTAGAAGTCGAGATCTGTGCCAGAGATGACTTTCACAAACAACTTGGCGTCCGGCATGTAGTCCGCAACGTCAACAGGCGATTTGACGCACGACTTGGCGGCCGCAAACAAGGACTCTTTCAGGTTCATCATCAGCTCGCTGCATTGACAGTGACCGCGCCGGTCCACTTGATCGTCGCCGTGGCGGTCATGATTCCATTGATGGGCACGGTGGGCTCGTAGGCGGTCATGAACCCAGTGCCAGTCCACGTAGCCGCCGTGGTAGCCCCGGCCGCCATCGGGTAGGTGATCGTGATGCTCTCGGCAGCCCCCTCGATGGGGGGGTCCTTGGAGGCGTCGAACAGCATCGTCACACGAAGATCACCGTAGTTGACGAGCTTCTCGGGAATGAATGTGCGGGCCGTCGTCGTGGCACTGTGGGTCGTCTCCAGCGCCTCACGCCGCATCGAGGATGGATTGATGTCCGTGATCCACGCGAAGAAGCCAGTGCCAAACGTAATCGCTGCGGAGTGGCCCTGCATGGGGGCTGCTGTCACAGGCATGTCTCAGTTCCTTTCAAGTTGTGGGGATGTCGTCCGATGGCTGGTTCTTCGCCAACCGTTCCATGAGCTTCATGCGGACTCTCTGCTTGACTTGCTCCTTCGTCTGCTCCATCGACTTACGAAGTATTCCGTGGCCTGGCACCTGCTTGCCATTGCGATGCTTGAATCCCTTTTCGACCAAGTGCAGATATTTCGTGGGCTTGCGGATCTTCTTCGATGTGACGACCAGCGGAACACCTGCCCGCTTCGCCTCGCCCTTCTTGCGGAAGTAGCTCTTCATGGCTGGGCCGAAGATCTTCCGGCTGGCCCCGACGAGTGAATACAGCTTGCGACTCGTGTGCTTGCTGTCCTTTGTCTGCAGCGCCTTCTGCAACCATCCGGTGTAGACTGGCGTCTTCTGCTTGGCGACCTTCTTGATCTCTGTTGCGGCCGCGTGCAATGCCGCCCTGGTCGCCAGCCGCAAAGTCCGGCTGCTGATGTCCCGAAGTCGGCGCGTGATCGCGGTGTCCATGTCAACCGAGACGTTCAGCTCGTTCGGATGCGGCTTTCGCTTGTATGCCATCACGTCACCGAGTGCATGATGCGATAGATCCCCGACACCTTCACCGAGATCAGATCCAACTCATCGTGTGACAGATCCTCGAACATCCCCGCGTCACTCGACGCCATCATCCCGAGAGACACGGACAACTTCCGCGACAGTCCGTCTGCGATGTCCTGCCCGTAGTTGATCATGAGCTTCTGCTGCTCCAAGAGGCTGCCGTGCTCGATCCGACGCACCAACTCGACCGCCACGTCGATCTGATATTCATCGAACTTTGCGGGCATCCCACTGCGGTTTCTCGACGTCGCCTGTGGGTAGACAATCGCAGAGATCCCGTCCTCGAAGGACTCACGCAGCATGGTCGGTCGGTACGTCTCGATCACCCGCAAGGCAGGAATCGCCACCTCACCGGCATCGACCAATTCACGCAAGGCGGCGCAGACACCCTCGACCGCTTGCACAATCGGGGATGCCATTACCGCACCTGCTTCGTGAAGATCCGCAGCACAACACCACCGGAACCGCTGTCCCGATAGGGTTTCTCTCCGCTCGCATCTGAGGCAACACGATAGACCTTGCTTCCATGCGTGATCGTATCGCCCTGCTCTGGCAAAATTTGTCTGCCGTTCAGGACCAAGTCAGTCGCCGTCACCAGCCAGTCCTTTGTGCTGTAGCCGACGATGATCCCTTGGTCGAGCTGTGCAATCGCAGAATCCCCAGCGGTCGCCTGAATGGTGACCGAGGAGGAACCACGTTGGTACACGACGGCCTGGCTGACAGACGCCTTGTGGACGCCTGCCAGCCACGACTCAGCCGACAGCAGAAGATCGCTCATTAGTTGCGGTGCAGGATTTCCCAGTTGCACACATCGAGACGGCAACTGTTGCTACCGCTCGTGGTCGACCATTGACCGCTGATGGCCAGCGTAATGGCCGCCGTGGTATCCACGGTCGTGGAAGCCAGCTTGGCAGGCTTGGAAGTCACAGTGCCTTCGGCGCCAATCGCAGCCACACCGCAGGCCACCGCAGTTCCAGATACACCGGTGGTCCGCACAACAATGTCAGCTTCCAGATAGAAGATGTCGTTGTTGGCGACATCCACGGCACCGGTGCTGACAACGGTCGTGGTTCCCAGCTTGATCTTCGCGGTCAGGGTGTCCGTCGAGTTCGTGGCAGTGGCAATCCCCTGCGCGCGCACGCGAATGACATCGCCTTCCCGCAGGCCATTTGCCGGGATGGTCAGGGTCGAATTGTCGAAATTGGTTTCTGTGGAAGTGGCAGTCAGGGCCGTCGATGCAGCCACCGCCACACCGGCCACTTGAGTGCTCCCGTCGGTCTCGTTGATGGCAACATCAACGGTCGTGTCCGCGAGAGCAGCCGCCACCACCACTTTGCCAGCCGGAACGCCAACCGACGCGGCGGTCGACACACGGTCGTTCGCCACGTCGTAGTAGACGATCTGGCCAACCGCCATTGCATTCCCGGCCGAGGTGGCCTTTGTGAAGCGGAACACGCCCTCGATGGTCAGGCTGCCCAACGCATTCGCAGCGATGTCAGTCTTGACCACCCCGAGCAGTCCGTTCTGGACCACCACATCTCCCGCCGTCTTGGCAGTGGTCGGGGTGTAGTCAATCGCACACCCTTCCTGCCGAAAAGTCGCACCCATCGTAGAATCTCCTTGTGGATCAGATTGGAATCAGAGAGTTAGGCAGCGCCCTTCGACTTCACACCGGCAACGTATTCCGCCTTGTCCACGCCGAAATCGTGGTAGCCACGGAATTGGATGCCGAGGGTGTTGAAGTCCGCATCCGCCGATTCCACGACGGGAGACTGCTGACCGTTGAGGAACGACACCACCATCGCCGCGTAGACCGAGGTGGCCCGGAACAAGTACCACGCCGTCGCCGAGTTGCCGGTGAACGCCGCTTCCGACAACTGCGAAACAATCACGGGGCGATACTTGTTGACGTAGATGTTGGCGTTCGGCGTCGGGCTCGAACCACCAGTCAGGTTGCTCGACGTGTAGAGCTGCTGGGCAATCGCCTCCAGCTCGGGAGGAACCAGCAGAATGACCGGTTCGCCACCGATGCGCTTGGCACCGTCGGCCTCGGCCGACTTCATCGTGCGGAACGCCTTGATCCCCAACCCGAGACCGACACCGTCCAGCCCCAGATTGGTGGTCGCACCGCTGATGAAATTCCCGCGACCCGAGGTGAAGAAGCTGCCGTTGTCCAAGAACGTCGACCAGAAAATGTCACGCATCTTCATGGCAGCGCCCGCACCAAGCCGGGTGCGAAGATCGTCGAAGGCCCCGAGGTCATCGTTGATGATGTCCTCACGGGTCAACGCAAACATCTTGGCGTAGGTCTTGGCCTGCCGCTCGTAGCTCTCCTGCGACACGGTGCCGTGCTTGATCTCTCCACCAGGCCCCAGCGGCTCGTACTCCATGTTGTCGAGCAGGCGGTACGTGGTGACCTTCTTGAAGTCCCGCACGGTCTTGATCGTGCTCACCTCGCGCCACGTGTTGTCCTGCTCTTCGTATCCAGCGACCAGCTCCTTCGTCGCCACGTTGCTGAGGATGTTCGACACCGACACGCCCAGCGTCGAGAAGCTATTGGCCTCAACGTCAGGCATCGCCCTCTTCAGCACCTGCCGCAGGTTCCCGCCATGCACCCGCTGGCCAGCACTGATGGGCATGCCATTGGCCGACGCCGCCATCAGCAGGATCTGCTGAATGCCAATGTTCTTGTAGTTCTTGTCGGCCGCCTCCAAGGCCTCAGCCTTGTAGTGCTTCTCGACGTTGGGCATTCCCATCGTCAACGCCAACGCAGCCTCGATGACCGTCGGGCTCATCTCATCCCGCTTGCTGACGTGAATGGCAGGCCCCTCGTGGGAAGCGCCGGCCCGCACAAGATCGAGCTTGACGCCAGACACGGCACGAACCGACTCCACTTCGAACTTGGCCGGATTCCACTTCTCACGGATGGCCTTCGCCTTCATCTCGCGATGCTGCTTGAGAGCAGTCGCCTTGATCTCCGCGAACTTCGAAGCGGGAACCTCCCCCTCGTACTCGGCGAACGACGCTTCGAGATCATTGAGATTCTCGGCCGCCGCCGCCTTGATGTCGCCCACATCGAAGTCGGTTGCCTCGACCACCTTTTCCTCGCTCGCCGAGGCAGTGATCTCCTCCTGAAACTTCGCCTGCAGACTCTCGCGCTGCACATCGGTCAGGGACTCGGCATCGAATCCCATCGCCTCGACCCATTTGTCGAATGGCATGCTTGCACCTTTCACGTGCGAAAATTCGACTGCCGAGGCAGCCAACTGAACCGTGGTGTTTTCATCCGCTCCATGCGGAAGGAACGCCACCCCATACAGACGACTCTTACGGGCGACATACACTGGTCCTTGAATGGATTGACCATTCACCATGACCGTACGACCCTCTGGAATTTCCTCGACCTTCAATGGCTTGGCCTCAATGCTGGCCTGCCACGGGAAACCGTTTTTGGCGGAGTCGACGAATTCGGTCGCCGACTGCGAGACGGCACTCACCTCGCCGCTCAATCGCAGTGTCTTGCCGTTGTTCTCGACCGTGCCCACATGTCCGACCAAGTGGTCTTTCTTGTGGTGCAGGTTGGCGATGACCGACTTCCCCTGCTCAAGACCAGACAGATCCAACACGATTGGAAGGTCGTATCCACCGACAGTCAGCGGGCCGCCGTTGTAGGCAATCACGTCGAACTTGGGACGCTTGCCCTCTCCGACACTCGCCTCGACGGTCGACTGCTCGGCGTGAATCACGATGTTCTGAAGGGTCTTCATTCGCCACCATCCATCTGTCGAACCTTGGCCTGCGACCAAGTCTTACCCGCGTCCCCGCCCCACAACTGCCACGCCACCCAGCCGGGCTTCTCCTTGCCCTTGGCATTCCAGCCGGGTGACCGACTCGCCTTATCGTGCCTGGCAAACCATGCCGCCATCTCGCGGACGTGGGCCTCAGTCAGCGATGTCCTCGCTGCAATTTTGCGCGCTCTGGCGACCGTCTCGGGCTTCAGCCCACTGCCAGACCGTCCCGCCTCGTGTAGCTTCAGGCCAGACTTCGCAGCAGCCGCCATGCCCGTCGTAGGCCGAAGATCAACCGCCGCCGCCGTCACGTCTTCCGTGGGAGCCGCCTGCTGCTCTTGCCGCTGCATGTTGGCCATGTTCTGCGTGACGATGGCAAACTGGTTCATTCGCAGCGTATCACGCATCTCATCGACCGAGACGCCGTAGTCGTTGGCCATCTCCTCGACATGGTCCTCGAAGTCCAACCCCTGCTCGGCATAGACCTGCGAGAGTGTGGTCGAGCCGTTCTTCAGACGCTTGTCGGTGGCATTGGCTTCGCTCTCAGGATCGCCAATAGGATGATGGGGCCAGTCCCAAGAATGACGTGCAGCCAGTGTGGCATCAAAGCCCCAACCGTAGACGAGGATCGCACGCTCAAACCACCGCTCGAACAGCGGATCAAGAACCGTGTCCTCACAGTCCGACCGCTCCAAGTCTATGGTCAGGAAGTAGGTGCCGTGGTCCAACTTACCCGAGGCGAAGTTATACCCCGAGGAGTTGCACATCGCGAGATTTTGGGGGATCGACTTGGGTCGAGCCATCTCGTTGACCTGGGCCGCGTGAAACGCTTCGTAGGTCGTCCCAGGGTGTTCCGATTTCATCTGGCTGACATCCCACCCCATTGGGAGGGCGGTCATCATCCGCTTGTCGAAATCGAGAGTGTCCATCGCATGGACTTCGTCAGCACCATCCGGCGTGAGATTCGTGTGAATGATCGCCGCGTAGTCCGCCGCAGTCTCGGCCGCCGCCAGAGTCGCCTCACGCCATCGCCGCGAACTCGCGCCGACATTGAGGGTCGACCGGAACTCGGGAACGCCGCGATGCTGGCCAGGTCGCCGCATCATGAACCAGTGCAGCATCCACTTCGCAGGGATCTCCTCGAACTCGGTGCCGGACCACGCGAACTGACCGCCCGGGTGATGTTTCAGCACGTCGTAGCTGATCGGGTTGCCGAACTGGTCGTAGCGGATGCCGTCGATGTATCCAGCCGTGTAGGGGATGATCCTCGGGCTGGTGACCTGCTCGGTCTCGATCAGGATGATGTCCAGATCCACGGGGGCCTTCAGTCGCGGATTGTTCCGCAGCAAGCCGAACGCCTCCCCGTCCTGCACCTTGGCATGGGTCATGCACCACAGCTTTCGCCGCAGTTGCACCGCCTTTGACCACTGCTGCCACGCCGACTCAACCATCGCGTTGAGATTTTTGTTCCGGGTCCGCATTCGCAGTACCGGACCGGTCCCCATCACGTAGTTGGCGTGAGTCTGAACGATCCCGTCCGCGTACCCGTTGTTGGCAACCTCGTAGCGTGCCCGCTGGACCAGCTTTGTGCGAACAGACTTCGAGTTGGCTGAGTCCGCATCGTATGCATCTGCATTGGCCCAATAGTTCTGCATGTCCGTGGTGTCACGGGCAGCATCATACGTGGCCTCGACCGGCTTCCTGTGTCGAGACACCGCCTGAACCATCGGCGCAGGCTTCTTCGTCGCCAGCGGTTTGCCAAACTCGTCGAGAATGCGGTTCTTCGTGGCTGGTGCGATCACCCTGCACCGGGGGGTCGAATCTTCTGGAACCGAATGCCAAAGCCCGGCTTGTTCGCCGACGCCGCGTCCTTGCCCGCCTGATAGGCAGCCAGCTTCAGTAGATCGTCGACAGACTGAGACGTGGCAGACCGGCCATCCACAGTCGCCGACTTGGGGCTGGTCGCCGCGTTCTGCAAGGCTGTTTCGACAGCGTCGAGTTCTTCAGACATGCACCGATTGTCGATGGATGCGTGAACGTAGCAATACCTGAACGACGCTTTGGCAAGTCAAATATCAAAATGATTCCACTAATGGAAAGCCGCCCGTTCCCACGTGATCAACGCCGCTCCGCAATGGCGACAGATTCGCCGCCGCATGATGGCATCCGGCTTCGGTCGGGTGTAGTCGACCCGGAAGTTGTGGCATCCGCATTTCTTGCACACGAGCCCAGACTGCTCTGCCTTCTCCTCGTCGGTCAAACCATCTGCTTTCAATTGCCCCAATGTCGGTCGGTCGTTCGGGTCCATCAGTATCCTCGCAGTTGTCGCAGGGTTGGGCGGGCAGACATGGTGGTGGTCTTGGCGTTGCTCGCCGATCCAATCGCACACCCGAGGATGGACGCCGCCACCGACACGCCGACGAGGCAGTCGAACCAGTGGTTGTCTGGTTTCGCAGGTGGGAGCTTCCACTCATCGACCTTCCGGCCCCTCGCCTCAACGATGATTCTCTGCTCGGCACGAAGGTGGTCTGCCAGCATCTGGTGATAGACCGCCCTGTCGCCAAACAATCGCAGCTCGGTGGGCTCGCCCTCCGCCACAGCAAGGCGATTGTGGACGAAGGTTTTCCACCAGTTCGTGTCAATGATGCAATGTGGCACAGACCGATGCTGGTTCCGTGCAATTCGCCACATCAGTCCAGACCGCTCACCTTCACGCTTCGTGTACTCGTAGAATGGCTTGCCGGTCGCACCGACGTATTTCCCATGGGATGGCATCAGAACCTGCCGGTGGGCACTCTCGCGGCACACTCGATAGACCGTGTCGGTCTGCGGCCCCCAGTTCGCGTCGATCAGGCATTTATCGATCCGCACAGAACCACCCTCGTCACGCTCCCAGTCCCGGCCGCACAACTGCTCAACCAGCGTGTTCAGGGACTGGAACATCTGGGCGTCGAGCGACAACTGCCCAAGCTCTGTCTCGATAGTTCGCGTGAGGTTTCCCAAGGCGAAGTATGACCGCCCTTGATCCGGCCACGTGCCGTAGTCGACCACGTAGCCGGTGAAGTCGTCTTTCCATGCAGCCACAAGCCACCACAAGACCTTCTGTGACACGTCGATGAACGCCGTCAGGTGGGTTGCCTGCCGGGGGACCACGCCCCGGGAAATCTTCGAGAGCTTTCGGCAGATCTGATCCGCCGTCATCAACTCGCCCTCATCTGCAACAGTATCCAGCGGGTCGTTCTGGTACTCGGCGAAGAACGCCAATTCCGATCGGAACCGCAGGTTCATCGCGTGCTGAATCGCCGACAGCTCATCCGGGTTGTGTCGCTCTGGCCACGCCACCGAGGAACCAGCGTCCATCTCCTCGCGGTTGAGTCTGTAATACTCGGTCGCCGCCTTGCCTGCGTCCCCGGCCTGCATCCCCTCGGCACGAATCGACCGGTACTCATCCCACAGCTTTTCGGCTTTCGGCCACGAGTAGACGAGCTTGGTTTTCTCGCCATTCCAGTCCGGGTGAAGTTCCCGAGTGAGCATGCGGTCGGCCATATCGCCCTTCCGGACCACCGTGCATGGCATCACCGCCGCGATTTTCACACCTGGGCCAGCCATCCCGAGCACGTCACCCGAGATCACGCCCTCGCGGAAGGCGCATTGGGACTCGCTCATGGCAGATTCGCGTGTCTGCGGGTCGTCGAGCAGCACAAACTCCGGCCGAATGACCGTGCCGTCGGTCTGGGTAATCTGCTGACCTCGCACTTCTCCGGTGATTCCCGCGACCGAGATCATTGCACCGGTGGATTTCGATGGAATGGACGAATCGAGAGTCGGAAATCGGACCTGATTCATCGACCAGACGGTTTCCGTCCGCAAGCCGTTGACCATTTGCCCCTTGCACTTTCGCGGCTCCCCCTCAAGTGCCCGCAAGCAGTGCATCGCCTCGGGAAAGTCCTCCATCAGCAGGTCGTTGAACCGCAATTCTTCCTGAATCGACCGCAGCAGACGCCTCGCCGAGGGCTCCGAAGCCGCAATGAGGCAGACAAACCGCCTGTAGCCGTACAGGATGGCGTAGATTGACGCTCGAATGCTGATGGTCGTCTTCCCCGAGCCACGAGGCATCGCCATCGCGAACAAACCACCCTCGACAATCGACCGCTGCAGTGTCGACACCACTCGCAGATGATCCGGACACCACGGGAGAGGAAAGGCGTTTGGAAAATAGGTCTTGAGGAAGAACGCAAGATCACCCTCGCCAAACGCTCTACGATCCGGATTGACGCACTTTGGCGGCGGACCGATGTCCCGTGCGTCCTCGGACTGCTCCTTGGCTCTGTGCGAGAAATAGCCACGTCTGTCGCGAGTATCTGTTGCCATGACTCGATCATATGCTGTGTGCGGTGCAAGTACCATATTTCCATCGGCACGCTCGTCGGTCAGTTC